ACCCTAAGAATTGCGAGGTCAAGTGCGAGAGAATCCGCAAGTACTCGATCAGGGCTGCAACATCGGAAGGCCCGCGTGGCTCGTCAGCTGACTTGTTGTATGTGGATGAGCTGCGGGAAATTGATGAAGCCACTTGGGCAGCCGTTACACCGATTACCCGAGCCAGACCCAATGCGCAAGTGTTTTGGACAAGTAACGCGGGCGATTTAACTTCCAATGTGCTAAACGAACAGCGCCGCCGCGCCCTGACTTTTGCCAGTGACCGAATGGGCTACTACGAATACAGCGCGCCAGCAGGCTCGGCGGTTGATGATGTCGAAGCCTGGCGAATGGCTAACCCGGCACTGGGCTACACAATCAACATTCAAAACATTATGGATGCGGCTACCTTTGACAGCCCTGATGCCTTTAAGACAGAGACCTTGTGTATGTGGGTTGATGCAATAGACAGCCCTTGGCCAATGCAAGTTTGGAATGAGTGCGAGGCAGACATCGCGCTAGAGGATGGCCTGCCGACTTGGATGGCGATGGATCTAAACTTTAACCGCGAATTAGCCTGCCTGGTTACGTTACAAAAGCGTGAGAATGGCTACGGCGTATTCCTGCACGAATGGAAAAAAGAGGGCGGTATCAATGACCTGGAACTTGCTGGCGAGATCGCCACACTGACTCGGCGCTATCGCCCGAGAGTCTTAGCCTATGATCCAAACACTGCTGGATATATCGCGCCAAGGCTAGCCCAGGCTGGCATCCCAACATCGCCAACGCCTTGGAACTCGGCAAACTTTAGCATCATGTGCGATCAGGCCATGAATGCAATGCAGGGTCGGCAACTATTTCACCCGGCACAAGAGACAATGCACTCGCACCTTGTCAGCTGCGCTCGGCGGCCTGCATCCGATGGCGGCTGGCGTATTGCAAGGCGAGCAGCGCAAGTCCCGATTACAGCTGCCATCGCATTAGTCATGGCAGTTGGCCACGCTACCGAGCCACAACAAAGCGTCAGCATTATCAGCGCCTAGGACAACACGCGCAACAGCCAGACAATCTCGGACATAATTACACAAATGTAATTTACTGTGTTGTAATGCGAGAATGGGATTCATAGATTTTTTGCTGGGTACTAACTCACAAAAACCAGAAATAAAAGCAGCTGCCAAAGCTGGTTTGCAGATACCTTATTATCAAGATTCTTGGTCACCATTAGCAATGATTCGGGTCAGCAGATCCGATGCTATGCAAGTGCCAGCAGTGGCCCGAGCGCGAAACATTATCTGTGGAACGATTGCCACACTTGGCCTCAATTCGTATAACGACATTACTGGGGCAAAAATTGAAGGCCGCAGCATTCTTAAACAGCCAGATCCAGCGCTTCCATTTGCAGTGACAATGTCCTGGACTGTTGAGGATTTATTATTCCAGGGCCAAGCCTTTTGGTTAGTTTTGGCAACTAGTCCAGAGGATAGCCGCCCAACTGAGGCTCGCCGGGTAGATCCAATGCGCGTAACTTTTACAACCGACACAATGACCGATGAGATTGTCAATGGTTTTTACCTTGATGGTTATCTAACTCCAGTTACAGGAGTTGGGTCACTAATTATGTTTAGCGGAATTGATGAGGGCATCCTCAACCGAGGTGGCCGCACAATTTCCACAGCTTTAGAATTGGAAAAGGCAGTCAGCCGAATGGCAGCCGAACCAAATCCAACGATGGTAATTAAGAATAGCGGCGTGGATCTACCACCTGAACAAGTTTCAAGTCTTTTGGCGCAATGGGCATCGGCTCGACAAAAACGCTCAACGGCTTATCTATCTGGCCCATTAGATGTGACTACTTTTGGATACGATGCCGGGCAGATGCAACTAACCGAGTCCAGGCTAAACACAGCCAGCGAAATTGCAAGAATGTGCAACATCCCTGCCTGGTACATCAACGCCGAAAGTGCCAGCGCTACTTATTCCAACGTAAGCCAAGAGCGTCGCAGCCTTGTGGATTTTAGCCTAAAGCCGTATCTGTATGTTATTGCAGAGCGCTTGAGCATGAATGACATTACTCCAAGAGGCCAAGTTGTCAGATTCGATCTAGACGATTACCTACGCGGCAACCCGTTAGAACAAATAGAAGTCCTTACAAAGATGCTTGACGCTGGCCTTATCAGCGTTGAGGAAGCGCGTGAGGAAATGGATCTAGCACCGAGAGGAAATGAAACAAATGCTACTTAATTTTGAGGGTCAGATACTGGCCGCAAATGTCGAAACCAGAACTATCAAAGGGCTTGTAGTCCCATTTAGCAAAGTCGGCAACACTTCAGCTGGCCCAGTGCGCTTTGAGTTTGGCGCATTTGGTGAGATTGACCCAAGTCAAATTGTGCTTAACAGTGAGCATGACAGAACTCGTCCCCTTGGCAGGGGCACTCCTGGCAGTTTAGAAGTCAGCCCAGCAGGTATTTCAATGGCTTTTAAGATCGCGCCGACAAACGCTGGCAATGATGCGTTAGTAGAAGCCGCGGAGGGCTTGCGCCCGGCATTTAGCATTGAGGCCAAAGTTAATGAGTACACAATCCAAAAAGGTGTGATGGTAGTTGCCTCAGCCAATCTAGAGGCCGTTGCCCATGTAACTAACCCAGCATTCAAAGATGCCCAGATCCTAGAGGTAGCAGCTACCGAGGAAACCCCAGAAACCACCGAAACGGAAATACCCGTCGAGGAAAACCCACAGGAGAACACAGTGGAAAAAGAAACAACCGCACAAGTTGCAGATGAAGTGACCGCAAGCGCGGTTGTTCAAGCTGCCGCACCAGTGGCATTTACTAAGCCACGCTCACCGATCGTAGATGGCATCAGCTATTTAGATCACTCAATCAAAGCCGCAATGGGCGATGATGATTCCAAAATGTACGTTCGTGCAGCAGATGATGACACCAGCACAAACACTGGCCTAACTTTGCCACAGCACTTAAACGAATTTGTGACTAACACAATTTCAGACCGTCCAGCGATCAACGCAGTACGCCGCGAATCACTAGTGAGTTCTGGGATGTCATTCACTATTCCGAAATTGGGAACTCCACCAACTGTGGCAGACACAGACGAGAACGCAAGCCCATCCGAAACCGGTATGACCTCAGATTATCTAACAATAACTGTGAACAAATTTGCTGGCCGTAATGACGTAAGTTGGGAATTATTGGACCGATCAAGTCCAGAGTTCTTGTCTTTACTTCTTTCCCAGATGAACGATGCCTATGCTAAGGCAACAGACGAAGCCCTATTGGCTCAGTTTGTAGCACAAGGCACACAAGCAACCGCCACAGCTGCATCTGCCGTTGGTTTTACTTCATTTATTGGAACTGAATCAGCTGCGCTTTACAAGAACACAAAGAAAAAGGCTCGCAACGTAGTTGCTAACACCGCAGTATGGGGTGGCCTTATGGGCGCAGTGGATGGCTCAAACCGCCCACTCTACACCGCCTACAACATACAGAATGCACCAGGCTCATTGAACCCTAGCCAAGCCGATGGAAATATCCAATGCTTAAATCTGTATGTAGATCCGTACGTTACTGCAACCACTTGGATTGATGACAGCGCGTTCATCATTGCACCAGATTGCGTGAGCGTATATGAATCACCCACAACTCGCTTGCAGGTCAATTTGATCGAAACTGGTCAGGTTCGCATTTCCCTATATGGCTACATGGCCATTGCAGTGAAGCAAGCAGACGGCATCCGCCGCTTTAACTTGACCTAGGTCAAAGTTAGTTAGAAGTGTGGGGGATGCGGCCCTGTGTCCCCCACACCCACCCAGATAAGGATTGAAAAATGGCACTGATCACACTCGCTGAACTCAAAGCGGTGTTAGGAATTGGCGACATCTACGCTGATGCCATTGTTCAGGCTTGCGCCGATAGCGCCGAAAACATAATTCTGTCTTATCTAATTTTTGACGATGTGACAATCAAGGCCGTATCGCTGACCAGTAATGTGGCTTATTTTTATTGCTATGAAAACACTTTTGTAGCTGGGCAAGTGCTAACAGTTAGCAAGTGCGGCGCACCTTTTGACGGGTCGCGCACAGTAGTTGATAGTTTTAACGGCGCTTACGGTGAACATTATTTCACCGCCGCTATTACCATCGCTGACATAATTCGCCGCGATATTATTCCAACAGGCCGCGCTTTACTAACTAGCCAAGCCGCCTTATATGACACAACACCAGAAGTAAGAGAGGCAGCCCTAGCCGTTGCCTGCGACATCTGGATCACACGCACTGGCACACTTGGCCAGCAAGGTGTGGACTTTCAAAGCCC